TCGTTTCCCTCGGGTTTGGCGTCGACAACGCCTCTCTGACGGGATTCGTGAAAGCCATCGCGGGGGCCACGCTGAAAGTGGAAGCTCTCTATGGTGCGGTGAAACTCGCTTCCGAAGCGGTGTTTTTCGCCATCTCTAAGATTTCCGAAGGATTCGAGCAAATGGGCTATGAGTTTCACCTCATTGCGCCGGCGATCAATAAGACGCTCTATCTAAGAAACGAGCTCCTCAAAGCGTATGCCGCCTCTGGGGTGAGTATCACTCACGTCATCCAACAGGCAGTTCGATTGAACTATTCGCTGGCGAAAACGAAATTCGCGTTCCAGGCACTCTATTCTTCCGTAGCCTCGAAATTTTTCGACATACTGGCGCAACGGTCCGATAATTTGCGAGCCAAGATTTACCAGAACATGCCCGCCATTCAGGAAGTTCTTCACCGTTTCGTGAACTTTATTTTTCTGGGAATCGACACCATCGACCGTGCCGTCGGAAGAGTGTATCCAATCATCAAACTCGTTTTTGATTCCATCGTCGGAGTGTTCAGAGAATTCGACGCCCAAACCGATGGGCTATCGACGACAATATTTAAGGTCGTCGGCGGCTTCACCGTGTTTCTCGCTATTCTAGGTCCCATTGCGACTGCGATCATTGCTCTTATCGCGCTCTACGACGACTTCAAAGTCTGGCAGGAAGGCGGCAAATCCTTCTTCAATTGGGCACCGGTACTTCCCATTATCAATAGCGTCGCTCACGCGCTTCAAGGCGTCTGGACCATTTTAAGTTCTATCGTCGATTTAACCGCGAGTTTCATTACCCTTCTGGGGTCCATCGCGACGGGAAACCTGGGCGGCGTTAAGGTCGCTCTATCCGGTATCGGAGATGCCATTATAAATGGTGCGAAGGGTTTTAATTCCGCCACCGGGCTTGATCAAATCGTCGCCGGCATTCACGGCAGCCCCATCGCGGGATTTGGCTCCGCCAATCTCGGGAACAACATTGCCGGTCCTCAAGTGAATCAGAACGTAAACCAACAGACCGCGATTCATATACAGGGGTCCTCGGACGCTCTCGCCACCGGACGTGCCGCCGCCGGCGAGCAATTTAACGTCAACCGTGATTTGGTCCGAAACATGAGAGGAGCCGTCACACCGTGAGCTTCCTTTCTCAGCCGATAACAATTCAAAGTCTTTTTCTGAAAGATCGCACTATTAACGGCATCACCGTGAATGTCGTCATTCGCGAATCGACGAATGACACGCTCACGATAACTAGGCAGCCCGTCCAGCAGGGGGCCTCGATCACCGATCACGCGTACTCGGAGCCCACGCAGTTGACGATGGATGCCTACTTCGCCGCGAATCTGGGAAACTCTCTTTCAAAAATCTACGCTCAGATGCTCACGCTCCAGCAGTCGAGAACACCATTCGACGTGGTGACGCCGAAGCGAATTTACCACCAGATGCTTTTCTCAGTTCTCAGGCTCAACACCGACAAGACGACCGAGAATGTTCTATCGTTGAGTATGACCTTTCAGCAGGTCATTATTGTCTCTGTATCGTCGACAACGGTGCCTCGAGCGAATCAGAAAAACGCCGGCGCCACGGGCGGCACTCAGCCTGCGGGAAGAAAAAACGCTTCCATTCTATCCAACATTCTAGGGGGCACTTAAAATGGCGGCACCTACGCTCCCCGGTTTCACGACCTTTACGATTCCGGTCGTAAACTCCCCGCAAAGCTTTTCGATTGCCCTTGCCGGCGTGACCTACAACATAACCTGCAAGTGGAATGACGCCCCAGGCGCAGGTTGGGTTTTGGACCTCGCCGACGTAAACAATAACCCGCTTGCGGGGAATATTCCCCTCATCACCGGAGAAGACTGTCTCGCCGGGCTCGAGTATCTAGGCGTCGGCGGACAACTTATCGTCTACACAAACGGCGACGACTTTGCCGTTCCGACGCTCGATAACTTGGGCGTCGAATCGAATCTATATTTCCTAACCGAGGATTCCACCAATGCCTAGCTCGAGCGGAGCTCTCATTGGTGCTCAGGCAGGCATCGTAGGCGCCGGGTCCATCAACACCGGACCGGAACAGTACCTTCGAAAGTACTCTCTTATCGTCTATAAGAACGGCGTCACGGGAGCCGCTGCGGCAGCCGCAGCCGGCATCGGCGCCGCCTTTAACAATGCTCTCGATCTCTCGAATCTGAGATTTCGATTCGCCATCAAAAGGAGCTCGGGAATGACCCCCAACACCGGGGACATTCGCGTCTATAACCTGACGCCTGATACGGCACTCTCGCTTTTGGCTCTTCTTTCCCCGACGACGGCTAACTCCGGTCTTCTTATCAATAATGGTGGCGTGATTCTCCAGGCGGGCTATGAGGGGAACTATGGCGTCATTTTTCAGGGAAACATCAAGCAAATTATTTTAGGACGCGAGAGCGCAACGGATACCTTCGTCGACATCATCGCCGGCGACGGCGATCTCGCCTACAACTTCGCGGTTGTGAATCAGACCTTGGCGAAGGGGTCCACGCAAGCCGACCAGATCAATGCCGCCGTAAACACGACCTCGTCGAAAGGCGTCGGTCTAGGAAGCGTAGGCAGTCTTCCCGCGAGCCAACTCCCTCGCGGCAAGGTCATGTTTGGCAACGCTCGGAATTATCTCAGACAGGTGGCCCTCAACACCAACCAACAGTGGTCGATTCAAGACGAGACGATAGAGTTTGTTCCATTGAAGTCCTACGCGCCCGGGGAGCGCGTGATCCTGACCTCAAAAACGGGACTTATCGGAACACCGCAGCAAACCAATGAGGGGGTGAACGTCAAGTGCCTCATTAACCCTCTCATTCGAATCAACGGTCGAATCGACATCTCGGAAGCCACGGTCCAAAACCTGAAAGTGGACCTAAACAACCCCACAAGCCCGGTCAATAACCCCGCTCCTCTCACTCAGGACGGCGTCTACTACGTCTTGGCGCTCGAGCACACCGGCGACACTCGAGGCGTGGAATGGTATACCTCTCTCATTTGCCTAAACGTCGACGTGACGACGAATCCTATTAACGCAGTCCAACCGGGGTTTGGCTAATGGGAACTGACCGAAGAGAGCTCCTAAACGACAACGAAGAGGCAATGCGCCTGGTACTCGACGGGCGTCAGGTTGGCATTTGGACTGCCATACCCGGCATCATCGAAGCCATCAACTTTACGGCGATGACCTGCACCATCCAGCCGGCGATTCAAGCCTCGACGGTCGACCAGAACGGGGTTTCAACTCTCGTTAATTTGCCGCAGCTAGTAGATTGCCCGATCATTTTTCCCTCTGGTGGTGGGTATCTCATGACGTTTCCTCTCGCCGTCGGTGATGAAGTTCTGGTCGTCTTTTCCTGTCGATGCATCGACGCGTGGTGGCAATCGGGCGGCATCCAGAAGCCTGCCGAAGTTCGAATGCACGATCTCTCGGACGGCTTCGCGATTCCCGGGCCGTTCTCTCAGCCGAAGCTTCCCGCTGGCGCGGTGAGTTCCAACACGGCGCAGTTAAGAAACGCCGCAGGTACGGCCTATGTGGAAATCGATGGAAGCGGTAACATAAATCTCGTGGGCGCCAAACTTCAATTTAACGGGATCAACTTTCACGACCACGAGCATTTGCCGGGGACGTTCTCCAATTCGGGCGGTCCGGTGACCGGCATCTCTGGAAAGGTGACCCCATGAGGTACCGAAAACTTTCCCCGACGGGCGACTATACCTGGGGGCAAAGTCTCCTTAATTTTTGGATCGACGTTCCCGAAGCCGTCGGGCAAGCCATTCAGACTTCTTTCCTACTCTGGCAAGGGGAGTGGTTTCTCGACACCACGGTGGGGACCCCCTGGATCACCGGCGTCTTGGGATATCATTCGCAGGCAAACGCGGATACTACGCTAGAAGACGTCGCCCTCAACGTTCAAGGCGTCGTCGACATCAAGAACTTTCAAAGCACTCTGGACGGGCTCACCCGAAAGTATAGTTGCCAGTTTAACGTCGATACCGTCTACGGCCCGACCACCGTGGACATTCAGAACTTTATTAATTTTTGAGAGGCACCCATGGCGATCAATCTCACTGACCTAGTTTTCATAGACGCAACGGGGTACCACTTCGCGGACTATCCGAGTTTTCTTACCTGGCGCACCCAGCAGTATCAGGCCATCTACGGCTCCGACGTCTACGTTGCGCCGAATTCTCAAGACGGTCAGATGCTAGCGATTCAGGCCAAAGCGGACTACGACACGGCGGCCCTTGGTGCATCGATCTACAATTCATTCTCGCCGGCGACCGCTCAAGGTGTCGGGCTCTCGAGAAACGTAAAGATCAACGGATTGAAACGAGAGGTGCCTTCATTCTCGACCGTAACCGTCACTATCGTGGGAACAGCCGGCACGGTTATCACGAACGGCATCGCGCAGGATTCCCTTAATCAGCAATGGCTTCTTCCCAACACGGTCACCATTCCAGGACCGGGGACCATTGACGTTACCGCCACGGCGGCTCTCGTCGGCGCAGTTTTCGCCGGCGCGAATACGATCACCACGATCTTTACGCCCACCAGAGGATGGCAGACTGTCAATAATGCGGCAGCGGCAACGCCCGGAGCCCCCGTTGAGACGGACGCCGAACTTCGCGTCCGACAGGAGCAATCGACGCAAATTCCCGCGCTCACTGTTTTCGATGCCACCCTTGGTGCGCTAGGAAATCTCACCGGCGTCACCAAAGTCGGCGGCTATGAGAATGACACCGACACGACTGACGGGAACTCCGTCCCTGGTCATACCTGCGCCTTTGTCGTTGCTGGCGGTGACGCACAGACGATCTGCAATACGATTCGCACCTATAAGACGCCGGGCACTGGAACCTATGGCAACACGACCCATTTGACCGTCGATTCGAAGGGCGTCCCGTTGAATATTAGTTACCAGACGGCAGTCGTTGCTACCATCGGGGTTGAAGTCATAGGCTCAGTTCTTCCCGGCTATTCGACCCAAAGCGTTGCCTTGATTCAGGCGGCGGTTGCCGCGATCATTAATGCCTACGGCATAGGAGCTCTGATTCAGTACACGACGCTTTTCGGACCGGCGTACCTGACTGGCACCCCGCAATTCGGGACCTTTAATATTTCGGCTATCGAAATTAAGAAAAATGGTGGAAGCTTTTCCGCCGCCAATATTCAGCTTGACTGGGACGAAGAGGCTGTTTGTAACCCGAGCACCAACGTGACGGTGACGATAACATGATTCAGGACTATCTCGATCTCATCACCTCGGAGTACGCGAATCAGCCCGACTTTAAGGGCGTCGTCACGATCAACGTTTCCGTCCAGGATCGCGTGCAGTTTCTTCTAAACTCGATGCTGGCACTTTTCGACCTCGACACGCCGCCCGTAGGTGACCAACTCGACATCATCGGGGAATGGGTTGGCGTTTCGAGGAACGTGAATATCCCTGCCACGGGCATTTATTTTTCCTGGGACGGCACCACCGCCGATGGCTGGGACTACGGCACTTGGGAAGGTCAGAATCAGCCGACGACGATCACTTCCTTGCCGGATGACGCGTACCTCACTCTGATTCGAGCCAAGATCGGTGCCAATAATTGGGACGGCACCACCGAGGGCGCCTATGCCGTTTACGCGGCGGCTTTCCCCGCCTTCCAGGTTTTGATTCAGGACTTCGCCAATATGAGTTACGATATAGTCATCACCGGGGGCATCGTAGATTCGTTGACACTCGCTCTCCTCGTGGGAGGATATATCCCGCTAAAGCCGGAAGGGGTTAGGATCAATGAGTACATCGTCTCGGTAGACACGAATCCTCTCTTCGCTTGGGATGTGTCGAATGCTTTGATGGCGGGTTGGG